AATAATGCATTCAGACCTGGCTCTAGCTCTTTAGCTAGTTGTTGTCTTGATATAGCCATTATTTATGTCCTCCTGCTATTATGCGTACAAGTGCTCATTAATTAGAACTTTGTAGACTGCGTTAGCTGAACCAATTTCTGATCTACCAGTTTTTCCAGAAAAACCGATAATCATTAGATTGGCACCAGTACCGATGTCACTAGAATCTAATTCCATTGCACTTACACCTGTTGCTGTTACGCCTGTGCCTACGACTACGTCTGCTGTTTGCATAACGTCAGTTTGTGCAGATGCACCATCACCTTGTACTTCAAATACTTGATGTGGATCATCATATACAAATGCGTCAGCTACAGCGCCGTTTCCGCCTGCTACAGACTGATTTTTAAAAGTAGGTTTGTTAGTTGTTGCATCATCGAATTTACAACCCCAAAAAACACCAATGTTAGTTGTACCTGTTCCAGCTTGCTGGATGTTGCCAGAGTCTGGCTGTACCATGTCGCCCTGGAAAATTGCATTTGCTTCGTTAGATGCAATTTTGTACTCATTGAGTTTTTGGTTAGCTCCTCCGCTGATATTTCCAACTGGGTTCAAACCAAATGCGGCGTCTAAATTTGCCATATGTTTGTCCTCCTTAAAGGGTTAGTTGTTTATATCAGTGGTCGAAATATCAAATGCTATTTCTTTGTACCACCAAAAGTTACACGAGTCTGCCTCTCTTGATTGATCGGCATACTTGGGTGCTGTTCCTTCAAGACATCGTTGTCTAGTGCTTCAGTACGATCAGCAGTCATCTGTTGATAATATGCTTCTCGTTGTTGCGCGAGCTCTTCGGGTATCCTTGCCAGCACAAGGCCACCAACTCCTATAACACCTGCGTACTTACCTGATTCTACTGACGGGTAGTCTTCATTAGGATATTCGTCAGCTCTGACAAAATCCCAACCAGATCGAGTTTTACCGGTAATATTTTTGGAATCATCGTTTCCCATACTCTCGGCTCTAATCCATCTGTGCCTATATCCGTCTGGTGCAGGCGGTGCATCTAGTGCTGATGGTGGAGTCCATACTTTAGGCTTTTCAGTTTTAGCCCGAGTTTGACTCGCGCGGGAAGTTTTATTGTTTGTTTTCTTTTCCATATGCTTATACCTCCTTCGCGGCTAATTGTTTCGCATACTCTTCGAGTGGCACACCTAATCGTTTAGAAATAGCTACCTGTGATGGTGTGAGCTTCACAGTTTTTCTGCGTCCCTTTGCGGCCGGACGATTTGCACTTGCAACAGTCTGAACTGGTTCAGCTGCTGTATTTGATCCCACATTATCAAATTTGTGTGGGAATTCAAGTCTTATTCGTTTATCAACTTCTGAGTAATATTCGTCAGATTGACCATCAAAACCTTCTTGTTCTACAAGCTGTTTGTGTATGTCAAATGCGGTGTAAGTCATAGCATTATCCGTACCAAACCAAGGGTTTTTAGCTGCCCAAGCGTCTGCTTTAGGATCTGGCTGCCTTTGTGCTTGTGGTTTTGGTGCTTCCGGCTCTTGTGGAGCGACCATTTTTTGGTCAACTTCTTTTATTCTAGCCAGTCTACTAGCATCCATTGATAATTGAGCTAATTCAGTTTGAGCTGCAACTTGAGCGTTTACATCACCAGCTGCAATTGCTGCCGCTAGTTTTGTTTGTATAGCTTCTGTTCCTGACGTAACTCTTTTTTCAAATTCTTTTGTGTAGTCACTATCTAGTGATTCATATCTTTGTCGATATTTATCAGCATAATTTTTTTGATTTTTAGCATACTCAATGGCTTCTTCTTTTTGTCTTTCAGCCTCTCGCATCTTGTGCGTAAGTTTAGCTATTCTTTTTTTGACACCTTCAGAATATTCAGACAACTCTTCTTTTGGTTCTGCCTTTTTTATTTCTTCTGGTTCTTCATGTGTTGTACCAGGAGAGTCAGCAATTTCTATTTCTGGTTTCTCTTCTGGTTGTTCTTCTTGTGGTGCAGCGTCAAGATCTATTTCTGTTTCTTGTTCGTCTAAATCACCAACATCTATTTTTTCGTCTAGCATAGTAAATCCTCCTATGATTACATTGCGTGAATAAGATCTTTAGGATCCCCTATAGTTCCTAAAATCTCATCATCGTTTAGCATTCTTATTTCTCCACCATCTATTTCCATGCGTGATCCTGCATACCTTGCAAAAATCACCCAATCTTTTTCTTCACACCACGGACCTGTAGGATATCTTTCTTTATCAGCATAACACAGTGGTCCTTTCTTTAGAACATAACCAACTTGTACAGCCGCTCTTGCTCTATCTAATGTTTCTTGTGCAATAATTATTCCGCCCTTTGTTTCCTCTTTAACTTGAAAAGGCATGACTAAAATACGCCAACCCGTTGGGTCAGGTAGTTTATCTAAATTTGTTTTGGTAGGTGCTTCTGTAGCTTCTTTATCTTGTTTTTCGTATTTAGTTTCTAATGCGTGTGACTTTGTCATCATCGTTATTTGGCTCCTTTGGTTCTAGCAGGTTAGAGAGTTCCTGATTTATGTTATCCGTTGCATGGATCTTACCTAAGATATACTTATATTCTTCGTAATTGTCAATCCCGCCGTTTGCGAGAGTCTGTATCAGAACTTCCATTTGAGATTTCATCTCCCTCTGGAGTTTGTATATTACGTTTATTGGGTCTGTAGCTTCTGACATATTTTTTCTTTTTTTCTCCTAAGTGTGCCCAAAATTCGTCAAGTGGATTCTTGGGTTTGTTTTTATCCCCCATCTTTTCCCCCAAATGTATTTTTAAGTCAATTTACTTTTTCTTGAAAATATCTGCGCCCTTCAAACCGTATATGGATGCCACGACCCCGACAAAAAGCGTCTGGTACCAGAAAGGGAGATTATTAAACTGCTCAAAGAACATGTGCAGTTTTTGTTGTATATTTGGATCGTCACTGAAAACACTCCATATCAATAAAATCACTGGGGCACTTACGAGGATCAAAACAAACTCGTCTTTCCATCCTTTGTCATTTGACACGCGTACTTGCTGTTGATACTCGATTTCGCCACTTGCCATTTTTTGTGCATGCAACATAGCTGCATCTGACTCAAGCATTTTACGCTGCTGTCTATTTTTCATTATGTGTGTGCCAGCGCCTATTGCTAGTTTGACTACGTCAAGTATCATGTGATTATTTGAAATTTCCTATTAGTAGAACTACTACCACAAATGCGACTGCACAAACTACATACTTGTGTTCTGTCCAGTAATGCATTGCTTTTGCTTTTATTGATTCGATCATTTTCGTCTCCTCTTCTTATTTACACCTGCTTCACTTAAAGCGATAGCGACGGCTTGTTTCCTATTCTTTACTTTTTTCTTACTTTGTCCAATGTTTAATTTACCTTTTTTAAACTCGCGCATTACCTTGCTGATTTTCTTTTCTTTTTTCACAGAAAACCTAAATACGCTCTAATATAATCATCGCTGTAATTTTGTTCTTGCAGTCTGTCATAAACGCTTCTTTGTTGTTCTGTTAGTGTGTTCTTATAGCTCTCTGTGCTTTGTGCATCCATTTGCGCTTGTAGTTCTGCTCGTTCTTCTTCTGACATTTCTCGTCCTCTTCTATTAGCTTGTGTTTCTGCTTGGTTTGACATACCAGTTGCTACTTGTGCCATTTGTTCTGAAGTTAATCCTTCTAAGCCCTGTGTTATATTATAGTCCCTAATAGCATTTACGTAATTAGCTGGTGCATTTGTTAAGTTTGCAATATCTCCAAGTTCGGGATTGTAAGTGCCATCTTCAGCTAAATTATATGGGCCTTTACCTAAAACTATAGACCCAAACAAACTAAAAGGATTGCTTGTTATAACGGCCATCGCAGGGTTAAATAAACCTTGATAACCAGCTTTTTTTGCTAGATCTACTAAACCCTCTTGAGTTGGCATTGTTGGGTCATAATTAGCAATTGCACTAGGTATGCCAGTAAAATACTCTTTTGCACCGGTAAAAGCATCTTTAATATTTTGACCTGTAATATTACCCTGATCATATAAATTACCGTAGTTTGAATTTATAAAAGCACCAAAATCACCACCAAAAAGATTTCCTTCAGGATCTATTCGATTTAATATTCTTTTTTGCTGATCAGGTCTAAGACTACCATAAACCCTGTTTACATAGTCCATTTGCGGATTGTATTTAAACGTAAGGTCAGGATTAAACATAGCCTCAACAATATTATGAGTATGTTGACTGGGATCGTAACCTGTGTTTACGTACTGTTGGGCTTGTTGTGTTGTAAAACCAGTGTTCTCCATTCTTTGCAAAGCTGCGTCAGTAGTTGCTCTGTTGGCGTTATAATCAGTTCTTTCACGATCTTTATTGCCACCACCAAGGTTACCTTTTTGGTTACCACCTCCGTAGCCTCTAGCTTCTCTTTCATCCGCTCTGTCAGCAGCACCCATATCAGCTCCGCCGCCACCAAAGAAACCTATACGGCCACCTTGAGCAGCTTTTTGTCTTCTTAGTAAAAGTTCAAGTGGATTATTCATCTGTAACGGTAGCTTTCATTTGTTTTATACCGTCTTTAGCCAAGGATACTGCAGCTCTGAGCTTAGCATGTTCGTCATCTTGCTCTAATTTAGCATCAAATTCTTGACCTCCTCTGATCAATTTTAACGTGTCCATATTGGCTTTTTCTTCGCCTTCTTTCTCTTTTCTTTGCTGTTCTTGAGCTCTTAATTGCACTTCATCAGCTTTTAATCTTAATAATGGGTCATTATCGAGCTGATTTAACACTTTTTTCTCTTCTTCTAGGTAATCAGTGGTCAATTGTGCGATTAATTGGGACTTTCTAGCCTCAATTTTGTCAGTTTCTTGCTTAATTTGCTGTTGAACCTGCATAACTTGCGGATTTTGCGGGTTCATACCGCCCATTTGTTGCATATTTTGAGTTAATTGCTGAATTTGTGCAATTTCTTCAGTAAATTCTAGCTGAACTTGCTCTTGAGCCATCAATGCAATGTGTTCCATGCAGTTTTTTGACAATAATGCCAATGCTTGAGGGTTGTTTCTAGCCATAAATGTACCCATAAATGTCAAATGTGCGTCCATGTGTGCTTGATGGTCTTGTCCTGGGAACGCTTTGAATGGTTTTCCGGACATTGCCATAATATTTTCCATAGCAGGGTCCATAGGAGCAGGTTTTTGTGGTGGTGGTAGTATAATATTTACGTTTTTTATGCCAAGTGCTTCATACATACCTCTGTACGCTTCATACAAGTTGTGCATTTTTGGATTTGACATTGCTAATTGCAATGCACTTTGTGCAACTGTAATTCTTTGCGTTTGTGAAAAGATGTTTGGATCTGCTACAGGTATGATGTCTATTCTTTCGTCAAAATCTGCTTGTTTAATTTGTTTCTGTGCACCGATAATATCGTATGGATAAACAGGTGGTAAGAAAGTTGCAAACGCATCCGCTAACAACATAAACTCACATTTCATAGCTGCATATAATCTTTTGTGAATTGCAGACATAACTCTAGAACCTCGTTCTAGTAATGCAACGGTTGTGCCAACTGCTGCACTTTGGTTTCCGTCACCGACCTGCATATCTGCTATGCTCGCAAAACGTTGCCCAGATTGAACTACAAAATCCATAAGCTGTAGCAACGTTGCGTTAGGGCCTTTGAACGGTAAAGGCATAAATGCGTCGCTTAAGTTTCCACCAGGAGCATCGACATCTCTGAACTCACCCGGCTGCAACGGTTGAGCTTCATCACGTACTCTAATGCCTCGCATTTTGAATCCGGCCGGTAAATTTGACAAGGTGCCAGCGTCTAGTAATTGTCTTAGTGCTGCAGTTGCAGTTCTAGACAATCCGCCGATCATGTGGATTAGGCCGAACCCATAGAAGCCAAGTCCTGGTAGGAACTTAAAGTGAACAAAGTATTCTTTTCTTGTTTTGTTTGGATCTTGCATGTCATAGTTTCTTCTGACAGATAAAACTTTTCCTGATCCTTCATCAATAGAAACTATGTAAGGAACTTTTAAACCTGTTGGTTCTTGCATCTCATCTAACTCTTCAAACCCAGGTAAATCTAAATGTGTGTGGAATTCTAGCACACTATAGATTTCATCTTCGTGAGGATCTATGCCACCTAGCTCGTCTTTTTTATCAGACACCTCATCTGCATTTGTATCTTCTTCAACAGGCACGTCTGCATAGAAACCAGAAAGTTGTTGTTTCAATAAATCATTGCCTGTCATTTTTATTTTGTGAATGATTGTTTCTGTGTCGTCTAAACTAGTTGCAGTGTACGGAACATACAAATCTTCTGCAGGTACAAACTTAGAAACACAACGACCTAGTAATTGATCGTAGTAAACTTTTTTAAACGTTGAACCTGATAGTGGTAAATTAAATAACATCTGATCAAACTCTGGCTCATACTCTTTCATCTCAACCATAATTTGATAATTCATAAAATCTTTTACACGATCAGCCTGTTGTTCTCTGTCAGGTGTAACAGGTCCGACTATCTGCGCCCTTACCGGTCCATCAGCAGGTAATAATTCTTTGTATGCTAACGCTTGAAATTGTGTAACAGCTTCTGCAAGTACAGGGTGTGTTGCACCTGATGCACCTCTAAAAGGTTCTGCTCTGTCTTCGTATTTAAAACCAAGAAGGTCCATACCTTTTGTGTATGTGTTTTCCCAATCTTGTCTTGATGCTTTGCAATCCTCGTAAACTTTTATTAGGTCGTTACTAAGTGCCTCAGCATCGTCTTCGTTCATTAAGTTTACTAAATTTTCATTATGCCCTTGTGGTCCTAAAGTTGCATTCAATGCCTGTGGATCAAAATCAATTGTTGCACCACCATCTTCGTCTTGTGTAACTTCTATTGGTGGTTTAGTGTTTGCTTGTTGTTGCAACATTTCTGTTGCAGCTTGCGCACCTGCTTGTGGTCCTTTTATTTGGAAGGAACGTCTTGGTCTTGGAACGTTCAATGTTTTTTTATCAATTACCATAATGTACTCTCTCCTTAAATTTAGAAGCTATACCGCCGCGAGCCATTCCAACTCTACCACCGTTAGCCATATCGTCTATTATATTTGGGTCTGTTTGTTTATTTACAAAATCATCTATTATAGATTTTTTATCATCTATTTTTCTACCACCGGTTGCAAAGTTTTCCCAATTACTAAGATCACCTTTCATGTCATCGTAATCACCAAAGTTTTCGTAATCGTATGGGTCACCTTTTGCGTATTCTCCTGCTTCAAATTGTGGTTTTTCTGTCACCACTCCTCTCTTGCCAAACTTATCTGTCATAATCTTATTTTGACCTGGGACGTATTCCATAGAAACTTGTTGGTAATCGTTACCTCTACCAGTTACTGTAATTTTACCTGTAGCCATATCTTCGTACAAAGTGTAATCATCTAATTGATAAATTTTTTCAGTGTCACCACCTGATGTAAATTCTTTGTAACCTGGTTCATTTGTAACTTTACCTTTGCTTCTAATTCTGTTTACAAGTAATGGAAACCAATCAGGCATTCCTGCAACGGGAGAAATAGCTTTTGCTTTTACTACTGCAGGTGCAACTTTGTCGGCTGCTTTAAAAGGCATCATCAGACTTGCAAGTCCTGCACCCATGAGTCCTAAGAAACCACGTCTATTCATTTTTGGTCCGCCACCACCTTCTGCAAATCCTATACGACCACCTTCTGCTCTACCACCTGGAAATTTGTTAGGGTCCATTTGATCAAAGATAGCTTCTTCGTTAGCACCACCTGCATTCAAAATACCTCTGCCTTCTAGTGGTTCTGTTCTAGGTTTTGTCGTATTCATGTCTGCCAACATTTTTGTTAATTTTTCTTGGTCAGCCGGTAACATTGGCGTGTCTGTTGTAAGACCACCTGTCATAATTAATTTTAATATTCCTTCTAGTTCTTTGTCTGTTTTTGCTTTTGGTTTTTTCATCGGCATCATCGGTAAACGTGACTCAAACGCTGCTTCTTCGTTTGCTCCGTGACTACCACCATGAGCAAATCCAATACGACCACCTTTTGCATTTAGTGTTCTGTTCTTACCACCAGGTACATATGTGCCATCATTAAACGCATCTTCTATCTCTTGTGCTTTTTTAAAATCACCTTCTTCAATAGCTGCCATAATCTCGTCTGTTGCCTGCTGTTTTAAAGCATCCTCTGCTCTGTTTACTTTGACTGCATCGGATATACCCATTGCGTCTTCTATCCGTTTTGCCTGATCTCTTTTTATAGGATCATCTTCCATCTCTGATAAAAGTTTACCTTCCTCTAGTCCTTTCGTTTGTGCCTTGTATTTTTTACTGTTCATAGGCACACCTAATTTAATTAGCTTAATATCTTTTTCTGATAGTTGACTGTAAGGAATAATATCTGATGGATCGTCTGTAACTCTAAAACCAT